AAGGCATAGGTTGATATGGCTATCCACAAGGACCAACGATACAGGCGGCACCAGGACTGGAAAGCAAAGCAAAAGGCGGAGCGGATACTCCAACAGTGGGGGCATGAGGAAATAGATACACGGTTAATAGGCATCGAAGCCGGTGTGCACTGTAAACGATGCAGTTGTTATATGTGCGGTAATCCAAGGAAGTGGTTTGGGGAACGGAGTATACAGGAAAAGAGATGGATGCACTCAGAGAACGCATAAAACGGCATGAAGGTTTGAGGCTTTACCCGTACAAAGACTCAACCGGGAATTGGACAATCGGGTACGGTCACAAGATGGATACCGTCAGCCAGCATATCCACCAGCATGGACTCAGTGAGGAAGAGGTTAATCACTTGTTTGACCTGGATTTCAAGATAGCTGAAAGAGTCTTATCGCTCTTGCCTGATCGGGTTCGACGGAACTGCAACGAGATCCGGCGTGGAGTCTTAATTGAGATGATTTTCCAGATGGGGATTTACGGTGTGATGAAATTCAAGAAGATGCTGGCGGCTCTTGAAGTTCCTGACTTTGAAGTGGCGGCAGATGAAATGCTTCTCAGTCGGTGGTATCAACAAACACCGTCCCGATGCCGTGAACTTTCTGACATTATGAGGGCAGGATGAAAATAGTAACGACCATAAGCGCAACAGCAGGTGTATTCGCAATCCTGGGCGGGTTATGGGCTTTTGATTGCACTTACACAAGGGCCGAAAAGACGCGCCAGATTGAACAACGTCTTGACCGGAAAATCCTCATGGATGATGCCCGCGACATTAGGCGTAGGCAGTGGGACTTAGAAAAATATATGGGACCAGAAAAAGCCAAGCAAACACGCGAGTATAAAGAGCTTGAAAATGAGCGTGAAGAGATCCTGAGGCGGTTACGGTGAAACCTTCCGACGATTGGGAAAAATGGGAGCCTAATGGAGCACAACCAGAAAGACGAAATCCATGGGAGGATTTTCCAGAACCGGATAAAGCATATCAAGATTGGGAAAAGGGCAGAGGCCACCGGCGATATGAGTTTCTGGTGCCGGTATCGGGCCTCATTGCAAAGATTAAAGGATTATTTAGAGGAGAGAAAACATGATCTGGCTAACGGTAGCAATGACAGTCCTGGGAGCATTACCGACAATCCTGAAGATTGTGGAGAAATTATTCGATGGTATTCACGACTCAAGCGACGACAAGAAAGCGATGGCAAAGGAAATGGTTAAGACAGTAATCAAGGGGGCAACTGAAGTAACGGGACCGGAACTAGATAAGATTTTGCTCAAAGCGAATGAGTTGGTTGACCCATTTATTGACCTGCTTTGTGCTATCATGTTCCCTAAGGAGAAATAAAATGCCAAATCTTGACGCTTGGATCATCGATTTCATCAATGGGAATTGGCTTGCGCTGACGTTTTTTCTGGGCTTACTCAAGGTGGTGGCAAAAATGACGCCGTGGGTAGGTGACGATGCCATACACACCTGGCTTTCTGGAGTCTTTGGAATGGTGAAGAAACCGGAATTGCAGAAGCGTAGACCGGCTGGCGTTCCACCACTTGCAGAACGCGGTGACACTGATATTCACGGATAAAGGTCATTAAAGAAATCCTTGTCCCGGTCCCATCCATGCTCCAAAGAGCTATTACCAGCACGCCCGGAGTCGTATCCGAGAGAGTAGGCACGTTTGAGCAATATTTTGTCAACCGTTTGCCTGGTGGTCCAAGCGGTGATGGCCTCTTCTTCAGTACTGGCCCATGAGTGACTTCCGGCGCAACCATTATTACCGCATATGATCCGATATGGGAATTGGTCTTTCCATTCTGGATCTGTTTCTTCGATGAACGCGCTAAAGCCGCAAAACGGGCATGGTTTAAGCTCTGTCATTTTCAATCTCCTTGTGATGGCATCCACGCTAATACTTTTTTTATAGCGTCCTCAGTAGCCTTTTCCAGTCCATGCTCCGCAACATAATGCCCACCGTCTCGGTGGATGATCGCCAGAAGGTTTCCCAGTTGCCCTAGGTGTTTATCGTCTGTGCGGGTGTTCCAGGCAGTGATGGCGGCTTGCTCAGAACTCTCTCTTACTGATGCTGGACAATCCCGACAGCACACATAATTGAACGGGAATCCGTAATCCCCAGTTTCATAGTATTCAACATCATGACTGCCGCAAAATGGGCATGGCTTAAGCTCGGTCATTTCCTACCTCCAATCTTCCCGTAATCCGTCCACGGCGGGTTGTCACAGACTACCGTCCCAGACGCTTCTATACGGACAATCAACGCATGAATCAATCTTGATTATTTTCATGGCTTTCCTCCACGCCGCTGCCAGTTATGCCCGCGTTTAATTCACCGGATGCGCGTCCCCCGGTTGCATCATTGGAGCTGTGAACCTGTTGTCATGGTCAGGATACATCGGGCATCACCTCCTTAAAATTGTGTCAGGAACATTGCCCCTATTGCCCCTATCAGAGGGGATTGAGACTTATGCCAAATCATCTTTTGCTTGTGCAAGAATTTTAGGTACTTCTACTAATCGTGGGTCATCTCCATTGTCCAATGCAGCACAGGCATAGGCGTGCATCCATCCAATCGCTTCAGCCCTCACTCCCTCAATATAATACTCCAGCCGCGTGTAAGCTGTGCTAGTAGGATAAATTCCGTATTTGTCTGGATTATCCAACATGTCGCTTATGATTTTACAAATTTCTGCTCTATCTTTGTCCACGATTTCATCTCCTTAAAAATTAAATGCCGCCGCACCACGTCTGCCAGAACGCGCTACCCGGTGGCTAACTCGGTTTCACCTGCTTTGCTTTTTCCCTTGGCGCGTAGGGTGGATGGTCAATCCGGCTTTGTCCGACACGGCATTTTGGTTATTGTTCTGGTTATAAGCGGAAATGTCCCGCATCGATCCCGCCAGCACCTTCCAGCTTCCCTTGTTTCGACAGATCCGCGATAACGGATTCGACCACATCACCTCCCTTGTGTAGCCCAACCATGGTACATACAGGTCATTCGCTATCTGGGTTTTTTTGACGTCGTTCATGTTTCAACCTCCCATGCCTTGTATTCCATTTTGATCCTCCTTTCAAATCAACACCCGTTTCTACAATACGGACACCAAACGCCCTTGGACGGACTGCATAACGCCGGCTTCCCGCACCTGGGGCATGTGATTGTTGTGCTTCCCGTCATATTCATTTTTTATAAATCGTGAGTATATGAGAATGTGTTGATCATGTCGTCCTCGTTGCAATTGAGGGCACCTCCATCAATATCATGCAACGCTCCCATTACGGCGTTGACCTCCGGTGCATCGCTGCTGATTGTACCCTCAGCCCCAAGTCTAGCCATCATTGCGTTTACGGCATTGTATAATTCGTTCATTGATTTTGTCCTCCGATTTTACTTGACTATCACTTGACCACTTGATATAAGCCGCATGAAAGCCGCTATCAATGCGGCTATTGGAGTCAGCATGAATTATGTGGGAAGCGGTTGTCAAGATTTATCCTCAAGAATCTCATTGAGCCGATCACACAGAGCCAGCACGTTTTCACTTGTCAAAAGCACCGGGGACGAGGCGTAGTCCCTGACGGACGCTATTAGCACCCGGATTCGCTCAATTTTTTGTTCGGCGGTCAAGATTTATCTCCCATCCACCAATTTGATAGCGTTCATGATTTCAGCAGCTATTTGTGGGACTATGCTGTTTCCAAGGCTTTTAAGTCGGTTCACACGGTCCTTCTGCCCCGTTATGATTCTTGGTGTGCCGTCTTCCCATCCTGGTCCCCAAGGATAGTCCAGCCTTTGGGATAGCCCATCAGTAGCTCCACCCAGTCGGCGTTCAAACTCACCTTCGCAGTTTGGGCATCCGTATTTTCCGAGTAGTTCGTGGTCAAATTCGTATCCGCAAAATTGGCAGGGTAGAATATTGCTCTCCCTAACTGATCGCATCGGTTCCTCTTCTCCTTGCAATTCCACGTTTTCGGGTCTGTTACGTCTTTCCAATCCCTGCTTGATTCTGTCGGCCACATATGCCTGTTTTTCGGTTGGACATGATCCCTCAGCTTGTAATGACCCGTCTTCCCTGGTATCATCTCCATCACCCCGCCTTCCCCGTCTGAACCTGCCGGTGTGCGCCACAATCCAGACCCTATCCCTTCTGTGCGGGGCATTTTTGGCACAAGCTGGAATAATGACCGTCCCTGTGGTGTAGCCTTCGGCTTCCAGGTCAGATAGCACCGTGTCGAGTGCCAGTTTGACGATTCCAGCAACATTTTCAAGCAGGATGAAGCGGGGTCTTGTTGCCGCAATAACGGCAAGAGTTTGAGGCCAGAGGTAACGGTCATCTTTCTTGCTTCTTTGCTTCCCGGCGACACTGAATGGCTGGCAGGGAAATCCTCCTGTGAGAAGATCG